AAGAAGGAAGCCCCGGATTTCAACACACACAGTCCGGCGTTTTGCTGGCGGATAATCTGAGAATCGGAAAACAATGGCGAAACCAAAAACAAAACCCGAGGGGGCTGGGGGTCAGTCTGCCGTGATCGAGCAAATCCCAACCGTTGAGCTTGTACCCTACGCTCGCAACAGTCGGACGCATTCGGACGAGCAAGTGGCACAGATCGCGGCTTCGATTCGCGAGTTCGGCTTTTGCAATCCAGTTTTGATTGACGCAGAGGGAACCATCATTGCAGGCCACGGTCGTGTGATGGCGGCGACTCGGATGAAACTGGAAACAGTGCCATGTCTTCGGTTGTCGCATCTCACGGACGCACAAAAACGAGCCTATGTAATCGCGGACAATCAACTGGCAGCAAATGCTGGATGGAATCAAGAGCTATTGGCTAACGAACTAAGCGACCTCCACGCAGACAGCTTCGATCTCGGGTTGCTTGGTTTCTCGGCGGAACAACTTGAGGAAATCATGAACCTCACTGCCGTGACGGAGGAAACGGCAGTTGACGCTGAGCCTCGAATCGACGAGGCAGAAGAGTTGCAGGGACTCTGGGAAACAAAACTTGGGCAGGTTTGGCGATGCGGAATCCACAGGCTGATGTGCGGAAGCAGCACTGAAGCCGCCGACGTCGGAAGACTGCTAAATGGGGCGTCACCTCAGATCATGGTGACAGATCCTCCATATGGCGTGAAGTATGACCCATCGTGGAGAAACGAGGCGGGGGTCAGTAACAGTGCCCGAACTGGAAAAGTGCTGAACGATGACATTGCAGACTGGACTCCTGCATGGAGGCTATTCGGGGGGGCAGTCGCCTATGTGTGGCATGGGGGTCTGCATTCGGCGACTGTGCAAAAATCGCTGATTGATGCTGGCTTCATCGCAAGGGCTCAGATCGTGTGGGTGAAGCCTAGGCTGGTGTTGTCTCGCGGGCATTATCACTGGCAGCATGAACCATGCTGGGTGTCCGATAAGCCTGAACAGATGACCTCAGATGATTGCGAGGAAGCGTGGTATGCGGTGAGGAAGAATAGCACAGCCGGATTCGTTGGCGGCCGGAAGCAGACGACCGTTTGGGAGATAGGATTCAAAGACGAAACCAAGACGGTTCATGGAACACAAAAGCCAGTCGAGTGTATGGCAAGGCCAATTCGAAACCACAGTCTTTCAAAGGATGGTGTATATGAACCATTCAGCGGGTCAGGATCGACGCTGATCGCATGTGAGCAGTTGCAGAAACCATGCTTTGCAATGGAATTAAATCCGCAGTATGTGGCTGTCGCGTTGCAGCGGTTCAAGGATGCGACAGAAAAGGATCCTGTGCTCGAATCGCCGTAAAGGCGGCAACAAATGACAGAAACACAGATTGCAAGAATGGAAGCCCGCGCAATGGAGCAACGCTGGCCGACGAAGCCGGAATACCGGGACGCTCTGATAAAGCGAAACATGAACATCATCCTCAATCCGAAAAGCACAGAGCGTGCAGTTGCGGCAGCATCAAGGGTGATACTTGCAGCGGAACAACAAAACCAACTCGATGAGCACAAGGTGATTGATGTTCGTGTGGTCACAAGAAACGATCAGTATGATGCAATCGCTGCCGAACTCGGAATTGCTCCGGATCTTATCGAGCATGCCGCGAGACAGGCAGATATCCTTGCTGGCCGAACTGAAGAGAACGCCACAGCAAATAGTGAGCGGCGATGATCGATCCGAAGACGCCACCCGCAAACGAAACAAACGATCCGAGTCAGCCCGGATTCAAATTCCTCAGTGCGTCAATCCTGCTCGCCGCCTGCGATGCCTTGCAGATCCAGAGATGTTCCTTCGCACCTACATGCCGAAGAAATTCACGCAGCCATTCGGCAAGGTCCACAGCCGCATTATCCAGACAATCCATGACAGAGCCACGACAGGCGGAAAAAAAGCGGTCGCAGCCCCCCGAGGGCGCGGCAAGTCGACGATTGTGAAAGGGATGCTGATCTACGCAACCGCTCGTGAACTCGTGCGGTTCATCGTTCCGATCTGTGCCACAACAAATCTAGCCGGACGGATTTATCGAGACTACCGGAACGAGTGGGGGAACAATGATCTGCTGTATCAGGACTTCCCGGAAATTTGCGCCCCCGTCCGACATCTTGAAGGAGCCCCGCAGCGAGCGGCTCGCCAGCATGTCGACGGACATCTCACGCACATCAACTGGAGTTCAACCGACTTCCTGCGACTTCCAAGAGTGCCGGGAAACGCAAACGACTTCCTAAAGTCACTCGGTAAAGAATGGTCGCCATTTGGCGGCGTTAAGATGGCTTTCGCGGGGCTTGACGCCGCGTTTCGAGGCATGAACATCGACGACGACAGGCCCGACTGCCTAATCATCGACGACCCGGAAACCCGCGAATCGGCCAAGAGCCTCCAGCAGATCGAAGACCGGATCGAAATCATCGAGAAGGATATTGAAGGACTGGAGGGTCAGGACAAGCCGCTGGCAATGGTTATGGTCACGACGCTGCAAAACACTTATTGCGTGTCGGCTCAGTTTACCGACCCTGAGCAGAAACCAGCATGGGAAGGCGAGCGATACGGCTGGATTCAGTCCTGGCCGGATCGGTTGGACCTGTGGGACGAATACATCGCCCGCAGACGCAAGGCACAGCGAGACGGCGACCGGCACGGAATGGAGGCGGTTGAGTTCTATCTCGCCAACCGCGAAGCAATGCACGCGGGCGTCGTGATGCTTGCTGACAACTTCAAAGAGATCACTTTGAAGGACGGACGGCGGGCGGTTCATTCAGCGATTCAGGAAGCCTACAACAAGATTGCCGACACGAATCTGTCGGCGTTCAAAGCGGAATACCAGAACGATCCGGATCCAGAGGAACAAGCCGAAACATCGACGCTAACCCCTGGGCGAGTTGCTGGCCAGTTGTCTGGACTGCAGCAAGGCGAAATTCCAGACGCTCGCGTGTTTTCGTTCGTTGGCATCGACATCGGCAAATACAAATCGCATTGGGTCAAGCTGTCATGCACTCGGGAACTTATTTCGTGGATCACGGACTATGGAGTGGTCGAAACGCACGGCCTGTCAAAGTTTTCCAGTGAGCAGGCAATAGAACTGGCGATCCTTGAAAGCCTGAAACAATTCGCTGACGGCGACGTTTTCGCGGACGCTCAGCCGCTGCTTGTGCTAGTCGACTCGGGGGACTTCTCAGAATCGATTTACGAGTTCTGTCACCAGATGGGAGCCCCGTTCTATCCGTCCAAGGGCTGGTCGATGGACCGCTTCCGGCAGAAGAAACAGACCGAGGACTATGAGCCATTTTTGCAGGCTTACGCACACAAGACGGCCGACAGCAAGCGGCGCGAAATGTGGCTTTACAACGTGAACACGGAGTTCTGGAAAAAGTGGGGGCAGGATCGATTTTTGGTCGATGCTTTCATGGACCACACGCGACTGGCTGGCAGTGTTGCCCTGTTTGATCCGCCACATGCCGACATGAAGTTCCATCTACAGTTTGCCCGCCACATGGTGAGCGAATCGGAACAGCTCGTGCCGGTCGATGGCAAGGTCAATAAACGTCAATGGATTGTCCACGACAAGAATAACAACCACTGGCTGGACGCTTACGCTCTGGCATGTGCTGCGGCCGGATGCACTGGGTTGAGGCTTGTGGCTCCAGAGCCGGAACCGATCAAGCAAGTGCAAAAGTCAGAACCGAAACCACGGCTTGTGAATCCTCACGGGCAACCATTCCTTGCAACGGAGAGATGATAATGGCGAAACCACTCCCACGAATTGACGGCACCGAAGTCAGTGAACAGCCTCGGCAACCAGTCGCGACAAAGCTGGAAAATCCTCCGGCGTGTGAGGGCTACATTCCCCGCAACGTCGACGTGCGAATGTCACGCGCTCAGGCTCGCATTCTCCGGGATAAGCTGCGAACGCTGGAAGACAGCGGAGCGAAGACTGCAGACGGAAAGCCGGTGAATAATCGGGCTCAGGCTGTTCGGTGGATCATCGAAAACGAAGTTGACATTCCGAAGTGATCGTCCTACTATCTCGCACAAGTCATCTGGTCAGAGATGATTCAACAGAACTTTCCCGGAGTAATCCGGACTGAGAAACCCGCCACAAGTCTGACCGCTTGTGTGCGGGTTTTTTCATGGAGTGGTAAGACATGGCTAATTCAATCACGTTTATGATCGAAGGCATTGCACCTCTGTTGATGCACAACGGGCAGCTTGCGAATCCGCTGAATCCGTTGGTCAAGCAGATGAAGGCATTGACTGGGCAGCGAAAGAAGACCGACGAAGTTCACGCAGAACTAAGTCGTCTGGAGTTCAAAGCAGGGCTTTACGTTTCTCCAGCGGGTGTTGTCGAAATTCCTTCAGAAGTTATTGAGTCATGCCTCATCGAAGGCGCGAAGAAAAGCAAGCTCGGCAAACAATTCAAATCAGCTATTGCTGTGATGGAAAACGCTCCGCTTGACTACGGCGAAAAGCTGACCGTGGATCAACTGTGGGAGCGGAACGAAGAGTTTGCCGATGTGCGTGGCGTCAAGGTTGGCACGTCGCGAGTCATGCGAACGCGGCCAATCTTTCGCAACTGGCGACTGGAATTCGATGTGAGCTACAACGCGGATCTGGTTAACCCTGAACAGATTCAGTTGGCGGTGTCAGATGCTGGAACACAGGTCGGGCTGTGCGACTATCGCCCGAAGTTTGGCCGGTTCCAGATTGTTGAATAGTTAAGGCCGGCACGGTGTGGCGAGGTCAGGCAAGGTGAGGCAGGGCTGGGTAAGGCATAGGCACTTCAGTGCAATGGTGGCGGTTCCGCAGATCGTCAAGGCCAGGTAAGGCTGGGCGTGGCTGGGCGTGGCAAGGCAAGGCAAGGCAAGGACTCTTTTAGAGTTGGTGGTGGTTACTGCGAATGATGGCACGGTTCGGCGCGGTGCGGCGTGGCGGGGCAAGGCCTGGCACGGTTCGGCAAGGCAGGGACTCTTTTGAGCATGGTGGCGGTTCCGCGAATCGTTGCGGCGGGGCGTGGCACGGTGTGGCAAGGCGCGGCGAGGCGGGGTCAGGATGGGTAAGGCTGTGTAAGGCAAGACAAGGTAAAGGCGGCTGAGTTTTCTCAGTCGCCTTTTTTCGTCAGATAATCTGATTATCCGCTACATATTTCACGAATCACATTTCGTGCTATCGTCCGTGCATGGTAATCGCGGACATCGAAACCGATTTACTCAACTACGCCGATTTTGAAGAAGTCGGCAGCGTTGCCCGTGCGCGTTCATTTGCTACGGCTGCAAATCGCTGGTTGATTCTTCGGGCAGAGTCTGCGAGCAACCAAAGCAGCTCTTTGTCAATCGGCAAGAATTACGTTGAGTCGATGCTCAAGCGGGCACGCGACTACATCGCGGCAAACGCGACAACGACGGCAGGCGGATCAAGCTCAGTTCGATTCCTCGGAGCGGGGACGAACTTCAGATGACCGCGAAGCCCAACAACATTCAGTCCGCATTTGCTGACATTCGGGCAGACTACGACGCCACGCGGCACAGTCGCTTCGTTCGACGACGCACCGGCGTTGCCACGATGGGCAGCGGTCCTGACTATCACTTTCGCACCGAGTCGAAGTATTACGAGCTGATTGAGCAAGCTCGGGACATGGATCGCAATGACGCACTTGTCGGCATTCTTGCTGACCGTCGCGTTGATAACATCGTTCAAAGTGGATTCACGCTTGACCCTAAGACCGGCGACAAGGGGCTAGACAATGCACTGTGGCAATGGTGGGAGGATGTTTCGACTGACCCCGATCAATGCGACATCGCAGGCGAACTCACTTGGAAGGAAATCGAGCGTCAGGCTTGCCGCAGCGAATCGGTTGACGGCGATATTATTGTTACCGGAACCGAGGAAGGGCCGTTTCAGCTTCTGGAATCACATTTGATTCGCACGAAGTCGAAGGTCGAAGACACGTTTCTCGGAGTTACGACGAATCGAGTCGGGCGTCGCGAGCAATACCACGTTGCGGAAGAGCTGAGCGAGTTTGGCCAGTTCGGGGAATGCACTCCGATTGATGCCCGCAATGAAGACGGTATCCGGCAGGTGTTTCATGTCTACAACCCGAAGCGAGTCAACCCGACTCGGGGCGTCACCCAGTTGGCTCCAGTGTTTTCAATCTCCGGGATGCTGGAAGACATCAACTTTGCAAAGCTAGTGCAGCAGCAAGTTGTGAGCTGCTTCGCAGTGTTTCGAAAGATGGCGGCAGGCGGAAATCGCCTGCCATCGGCTGATAGTGCATACGGTGACGCAACGGTCGAAACAACTCAGGCCGGAACGCGACAACTCGAAGGCGTCTCACCGGGCATGGAGGTGATAGGGCAGCCGGGCGAAGAGTTGCAGGGGTTCAGTCCGAACGTTCCGAACTCTGAATACTTTCAGCAGGTCAAACTGATCCTGCAAATCATCGGCGTGAATTTCGGCCTGCCACTTTGCTTAGTCTTGATGGACGGCAGCGAGACGAATTTTTCTGGATGGCGTGGGGCAGTTGATGAGGCTCGCAAAGGATTCGTTGCCGACCAACAAAATCTGGTGAGACGCTTGAACCGACCTGCGTACATCTGGAAGCTGTCGCAGTACCTGAAGGAAACGAAAGACGCGGCACTGCGAAAAGCGGCCAACAAGTTTGGCGACGGCATTTTTCGACACAACTGGAACCTGCCGACATGGTCATACATTGAGCCGGTTGCGGATGCTCAGGGCGATGCCGAGCAGTTGAAGAATGCGTTGACGTCTCCGCGACGTTTGCACGCGGCGCGGGGCAAGGATTGGGAAGAGATTGCAGAAGAATCGATTGCTGACAACGCGTTCGCCATCCAAAGGGCACAGACGCAAGCTGCTGCGATTAACGCAGAGTTTCCGAATGGACCACAGATCACTTGGCGGGATCTGATTGCGTTGCCGATGCCTGCGGGAACGACAATGGCAATGCAGGATCCAGCGGCGATTGCTGTGCAGGAGAAGACGGCAGAGCAGCCACCGGAGAAACCGAAACCAGCGGCTAAACGCAAGGCAAAAGCCAAGGTGACAGCATGACAAAAACAATTCGAATCGATGGGGTCATTGGAACCGGAGACGGTGAAATCTCCGCAGCGATGGTTCGTGAGCAATTGCCAGAAAACGGCACGGAACCAATTGCGGTAAAGATTCACAGCGAGGGCGGATCTGTCTTTGAAGGGTTTGCAATTCATGACGCATTCGCCGCGTATCAGGGGCCGAAGTCGCTTTCAATTGAGTCGTCAGCGTTTTCAATTGCTTCCTTTATCGCCTGTGCATTTGATGACGTGGAGATCAGCAGCAACGGCTACATGATGCTCCACAACCCCTACGCACAGGTCGAAGGCGACGACGAGGACTTCGCACGCCAGTCCGAGATGCTTGGCAAACTAAAAACGTCAATGGTGTCTGCCTACGCTCAGCGATCCGGAAAGAGCGAAGACGAGATCAAAGCCATTCTGAAAAACGAGACATACCTAAACGCTCAGCAGGCTGTTGAGATGGGACTGGCAAAACGAATTTCCGGGCAGCCAGTCATCGGGCGAGCGTTTGCAAAAGTCAAAACCATGCCGCACGGAGTTGTTGCTGCTCTATTCGGAGCAGGCTCGGACGGCGAGAACCGCGAGACAGAAGGAAAACCAATGTCTACCGCACCAGTCGCCGCCACGATTCAAGAGATCAAAGCGGCATACCCGAAGGCCAAGTCAGATTTTATCGTGAAGTGCCTTGAACGGTCACTGCCGATGGCATCTGTGGCTTCAGCCGCTGCCGAGGAAATGATGAGCGAAAACGAAGACCTGAAAAAGCAGGTCTCCGCAATGCAGGAAGAACTCGCCAAGTACAAAGCAATGGACGAAGAAAAAGCCAAGGCGATGGAAAGCGAAGAAGACGAAGAAGAAGAGCCAGCGATGGCAATGGAAGACGAGGAAAAAAAGGTCGAAGCCAAAGCAAAGTCAGGCGTCAAGCCAGTTGCCAAAGCTCGCACAGGTGGACCGTCTGCCAGTGTCCGCTGGAATCAGGCCGTCGATGCCGCAATGGCAAAGACCGGCAATAACAAGATGAAGGCGGTGGCATTGGCGAACCGCAACCACCCGGGACTTCGCGAGGCGTTTCTCGCAGAAGCGAACGCTCGCTGATTCGCGGCGTTAATTTCAACCAATCATCACTTCTGTGAGGAAAGAATATCATGAGTCAGTTTTTTGAAACGCCAGTT